AACAACTAATTGCTCTATTTCAAATATAAGAATAACCGGCTCAGGTATAACAACTTTTAATTCTGCTGTTTCTTCTTGTAACATGCCTTTGTTAAATAGTTCTAGTAACTGTCACCTGACAGATATTGAAATAACCGGAACTGTTTTATTTGATAGTTTAACATCTATATCTGGAGCTTATGGTACAAACAGTTTCACACATTACGATGTAACAGTTGACAGTCAAGTCTTACATCCATTTAAATCGAATAGAACTACCTCTCAAGCTTCTAAAACTAGTTTCATGGTTTATTCTGGTTCCAATGGAAGCACAACACTAGCGGATCAAGAATATTTTAACACGGAAACTTACAGAATAGTTTCTGGAAATTACGCAACACAAGCAGCAGTTACCAGTTCTTCAAACGCTTGGAATTCACAAAGATCTATGAATGACGGTGTATCATATCCTGAATACAATGATGGTATGGTAACTGTTAATGGTTATCTAATTCCTCCTTTTAGTATCGGTAATCTTGGTGATACAAGAAATGTATCTGATGGAGGAAATTTACAAGCTCCTTCAGGTAATCCGGATTATTCTACATCTGAACTATCTGAATCCGTTAGAACATATTATAGATATTTTAGAAATACTGGTGTAACAACAGTTCAAAATTTCAACATCTATGTTGAAGGAGATGCCTCAATTGTAGCTAAACAAGGATCTGTGCACTACGGAGCATTAGGAGCAAACAATAGAATAAATATAGAGATGAAAGTCCCAGGTCAAACAGCTTGGGGTGATGTAGCTATCCCACAAGGTGGTGTAGATCCAACTTCTGATGGTGATGGAATCTTTAATGGTGGAAACGGAAACTTAGACCAAGATGCTTCAAATGGCTCAAATATAGCTATCACTCTTGGAACCCTATATTGGGATACTAATGACTATATAGTGTTAAAGATTTCTGCTCATAAAGATTGGACAGGGTACTTGACTGAAGTAACGGCTTCGTATTAGGATTAATAATGACTACAAGAAAGACTAACGCATCATTAACAAACTTAGCAGCCAAGAAACTTCTTGGTAAGGCACACACATCTAACTTAAAGGATATTTCAAATGAACCATATCCTTCGAATGTCTCTGTAGTTGGTGGTGGTGTTTTTTCAGAGGCAATACCTAGCTCTCCCGGTAGTGATTTCTATACAGTTTATTCTGCATCTTCCGGAGATCCCGGAACAGTTGAGAAAGTTTACTTTAAAGTTGTAGCTGATAATACAACGAGATATGATGCAGATTCTGAGTCTAACGGTGGTTCTGGAGATGAAAGTTCGGTTTATGGTCCTCATGGTTATTATTTACAACTAGCCTCTGATTATGAAGCTAGCTCTTCCAACCCTCTAACTGGGTCTGGTGTTTTTGTAGATGATTCTGTTATTTACAGTTCCAGAGGAGCTTTGCAAATAGTACCTCCGTTTGTTTCTACAGATAATCCCAACCCTTATCAATTGAAGCTATATAATGCAAGTGATCAAGAAATTTCATTTACTGACAATATTGACTGGACTGTAGATTATTATGCTGGTACTATCTTTATTCAAGACTATGTGGAATCTGCCGGAGGAATTAGTAAAGTTCCTGTATCTGCTTCGGGTTATATTTATGTTGGAAAATATCTAGATGAAAAAATTTCTGACTTGTCATCTTCAATTGGCTCTGGTGGTGGAACTATAACTGCTTTGAACAATCAGGCAGAAAATAGACTCGTAACAATTGGTTCAACAACAACAGAGCTAGACGGTGAAGCAAACCTTACATTTGATGGCTCAGAATTAATACTAACTGGTTCTTCTATTTTTAATGGCTCTCTGACCTCATCTAACATAGTTCCATTAGCAAATGAACAATATGATCTTGGACAAGTTGAATTAAGATATGAGAACCTTTATGCAAAGTTCCTAGATGGTGGACTTATGTTCACAGCTATAAACGATGAAGGAGCAACAATTACCAGAGGACAAGCTGTTTACGTAAAAGGCATCTCTGGTCAAACTCCTACAATAGCTCTTGCTGCTGCTGATGATGCTTCAAAAATGCCAGCTATGGGTTTAGTTGCTGATGGTACTTCTAACGATGGTAATGAAGTACGAATAGTTACTCTTGGAAGACTTAATGGATTTGATACCTCGATGTTTTCCGCTGGTGATACTTTGTATGTTCAAACAGGATCTGGTGGAGTTTCTGGTAGTCTAACTAATTCACCACCTACTGGTTCAGGTGCCTTGATACAAAACATCGCAAGAGTTCTTAAATCAGATAATTCAGGACAAGTAAGGGTTGGTGGAGCTGGGAGAACAAATGCTACTCCTAATCTAGACAAAGGACACATTTTTATAGGTAATGATTCTGATCAAGCAGTTCAAGATAATACAGTCTTTATTTCTTCTTCTGTAAACAAGGTAGGTATTAACACCACAGTTCCTACACACACATTAACAGTTAATGGTACTGTATCCGCTTCAGCATATGTAGGAATTGAGACAGGTATCTCCTACTCAAGAACCCAAGTTACCACAACAATCACAGCATCTGTTTCTTCAACTATCTTAGGAGTCACAGCTTCTTCTGCTGTTGAAATAAGATTACCTTCTGCTGGAGATTATGAAGCCGGGCAATATTTTACTGTAAAAGACGAATCAGGATTGGCCAACACAAACAACATAACCATTCTTGCCTCTGGTTCTCAAACCATTGACGGGCAAGCCTCAATTGTTCTTGAGTCTCCATACGCCGCCGTAAATCTCTATTCAAACGGCACCGATAAATTCTTTATTTACTAGAAAGATTTTTGGTCGTTTAGAAAACTAGTTTCTATTTAACACCTAGGGCGCTTTGTGCGCTCTATTTTATAACATATTTTCTATGGAGGATTATAATATGGCTTATAAATTTCAATTGGGGGCTGCTATCTTAAGTGGTTCTCTCACTCAAGAAGGTCAAGTTCTTGCTAAAGATTCTGCGCTTTCTGGTTCTTCTTTGTCTATTGCTGGAACTGCTGTTACAGCTACTGCTGCTGAACTTAACATTCTTGATGGTGTTACAGCTACTGCTGCTGAAATTAACATTCTTGATGGTGTTACTGCCACAGCTGCTGAATTAAACTATCTTGATGGTGCTGATTCAAACATCAATAGCTTAGTTCTTCCTGCTTCAACAACCATTTCTAGTTATGCTTCTTCTTTTATTCTTAACAATGCTAATGAAACTGCATTCAAAGTTGCTGTGGGCTTGGAAATCGGTGTTGACGTTCAAGCTTATGACGCTCAACTAAATACTTTATCTGGTATGACTTCTGAAGCTGCAACTGCATTGGCTGTACTTTCAGCTACAGAAATAGCATTACTTGATGGTGCTACTGATGCTAACAATGTAGCTTCAAAAGCTGTTATTTTAGACGGTGCAGGAAACTTAACAATTTCTGGTTCTTTAACCGTAAATGGAACAACTACAACAATTTCTACAACTAATCTAGAAGTTGAAGATGCTACCATTCTTTTAGCTAGTGGTTCGAGTGCTTCTGGTGTTGGTGCTGATGGTTATGGTTTCACAATTGGAAGCACAAATGCTGTCACTCTTCAATTAAAAGATGGTGCTTCTACTCAAAAGCTAGGCTCTTCTGTTCCTCTTTCAGCTTCTGCTTTCTATGGTAATGGTGCTAATTTAACCGGGGTTGTTGCTAGTAGTACTAATGGTTTCAGTGTAAACGCTTACAACACAGGCTCTTCTGCTCAAGATATGAATGCTAATACAGGTCTTTGGTATCCAAATTCAGAAACCTTGGAATCTAGTAATCCTATTTCTTTACACCTTTCAGGTGCTTGGTCTAATGGTGATATTGTAATTGTTAAGGCTCCTGCAAATGCAGACCAAAACAATTTGACCATTTTTGCTTCTGGTGGCGACATTATCGACGGTGATAGCTCAATTGTATTGGAATCGCCTTTCGCTGCTGTTTCTTTGATTTATGCAGAGAATACTTGGTACATCTTCTAATTTAGATTACTGATAAAAAAGATTATTATCTTTGCTCTCAAAAAGAAGGTCGGGCTTTTGCTCGGCCTTTTTCTATTTATTGAAAAGGAGAATTATATGTCATTTAAATATTCAAAAGGATCTCAAGTTATTGGAGATTTAAAAGCAGCGGACGATGCCGAGAGAAACACTATAATTGATTTTGGCGAGGATCAGATTGATCTTCAAACAGGTGGTTTAACAAGAGCACAAATAAACAACACTGGTGTTGATATAACAGGTGATTTAACAACCACAGGAGATATTACTTGCGATGGTGTTTTAAATATTACAGCAAATGACAATGGTGATTCAACAGCTATTTCCATTACTGCTGCTAACAATGATGTTGTTGCAATGAGATTTGGCAACACCACAAACACTTTTGGTTTTAACTTAATTTATTCAGGTTCCGGAACAGGAAATGATAATGACTTTATTTTATCAACAGATGGACAAGGCGGACCTCCTATTGAAGTTTTAAGAACTAAACAAGATGGAACATCAAGATTTCAAAATCAAGTAATTGTCTCATCCTCATTGGAAACCACTTTACATGTTAGCGGAGCAGCAACAGTTGATAGCGATCTTAGGGTTAATTCAAATATTTATGATTATCAAAATAAAAGCTTTATTAAAAACATAAATTATGGTGGATTTTTAAATTCTAATGCAAACACTTCCGCTGTTTATTTACCTGAAGATTCTCTCACTGAACCTATTTCCGCTCAATATTACACCACTTTTGTTGCTCCATTTAGCGGAAGTGTTGATAAAATAGTTCTTAGAAGTTCTTACACTGGTGGTAGTCTCGCAGATCTTGGAGATTTAACTATAACTGTAAGAATTGGATACGAAGGAACAGATGCTTATGATTTAGACAATTATCCAGATTCAACAGAAAGTGTGACTGTTTTAAGCGGCAATCTAGCACATCACACAAATGCAACATTTGAATTTTCTGCTTCTAATTTTACACCACAAGACATTTATGCGATTAGTATAACACCAACAAATAACTGGAACAACAATGGAAACAAATATATATCTTACACCATTGTATCCTCTTATATTTTAGATTAATGTCTTTTCTTAATCACCAAACTATTTATTGTGATAAACGTTTATTAAAAATAGGAGAGTGTAGATGTCATCTATGTTAGAACAAGCTATTGTTGATGCAAAGGCTTTAAAAGAAGCCGCTCTAAAAAACGCAGAGCAGGCGGTAATCGACAAATATTCATCAGAAATTAAAGCTGCTGTTGAAGAACTTTTAGAAGGAAATACTTCTCAGCAAACAATTAAAGAAGAAATGGATATTCCATTCGCCTCCGATCCTTCTCTTGCTGATGATGAACCAGTTGAGATGGAAATGGAATTTGAATTTAATCCAGAAGATTTTCGTCTTGATTTGGAATCAATCAAACAACAAGCAGAAAAAGACCCAACAAGCGGCGGAGAACAGCCACAGGACACCGAATCTCTTGCGGCAGACATTGGTGCCGAGCCAGCAGCCGAACAGCCTCCAGCAGAAGATATGGGCGATTTAGGAGGTCTTTTACAAGAAGGTGAAGACGAAGAAAATGATTTATTAAATGAACTAATTTCTATGCTTGAAGATGAAGAAGAATTGTTGGATGAATCTCTTGTTGTTGATATGGAAGAGGTCAAGCATGGCCATTTTGTTACAGATAATGGTTCAAGAAAATATGATGCCGAGAAAGAATTGGCGCATCAACAATCCACAAAATATAAAGAAAAAGCAAAAGAATTAGAAAAACAGGTCGGAGAATTACAAAACTCTGTTCTCATGTATCAAGATAAACAAGATCAATTAAGAACTGTTCTTGATGACATGAAAGGTAAGTTAGAAGAAATGGTTTTACAAAATGCTAGATTATTATATAGCAATAAAGTTTTACGCGATGCCTCCTTGAATGAGCGACAAAAAGATAAAATTGTTGAAGCCATCGCTAAGGCAGAGACTTTGAAAGAAGCAAAAACTCTTTATCAAACTCTTAAAGAAACTACAGTGGGATCAAAACAAAAAGGTCCAAAATCACTTAGTGAGTCTGTTCAAAGAAAACAAGTTCTTTCTGCACATCTGCCAAGACGCAAGCAAGAAAACATTACTGAGTCGCATGATTTTGCTTCTCGAATGAGAAAACTTGCTGGCATAGACTAATTTAAAGGAGAAATAAAATGTCTATAATTCAAACATTAAGTGAAGGCATTGTTAATCGTGATTTGAAAAAAGAAGGTCAAGCTCTACTTTCTAAGTGGTCAGCTACCGGTCTTTTGGAAGGTCTAGACACCGAACAAGCACGTCATAACATGGCACGTCTTCTCGAAAATCAAGCGAAGGAACTTCTTCGCGAATCTAACGCAATGTCAAATGGTCAAGTTGAAGGTTTTGCTTCAGTTGCATTCCCAATTGTTCGTCGCGTTTTTGCTGGATTGATCGCAAACGATCTTGTTTCCGTTCAACCAATGTCTCTTCCAAGTGGATTGATCTTCTTCTTGGATTTTGTTTATTCACCAAGAATTGGTGATGATTCTGTTACCGCTAGCGGTACAGCTGATCCTCGTTTTGGTAATGCAGTATCTAAATCGATTTATGGTACAGATCAAGTTGGTTCACAAGTAACTGGTGGTGTTGATCTCGTAGGAAGTCTTGGAGAAAACCTTTCTGGTCCTAGACAAATGGTAGGTTATTCCTATGCTTCTCCTCTTAAAAAAGCTAATATTGCTGGTACTGGTCATGAAACCAGTTTTGGAATTATTTCTGCTTTGACAGAAGCTCAAAAGAAAGAAATTAAATATGATCCAGATATTCTAGCTGAAACTTCTTCCTATATTTTAAAATTAGCTATTCCTAAAAGTGACTTTAGTAATGCAGATTTTAAAAATCTGGCAGCCTTTAACATTTCAGGTTCTTCTTTGGCTAATTCTGATGGTGGTGGCACAGCTGTTAATGATAATGACACTAAGTTAATTCGTCGATTGACTTCTGATGATGGAACTAACATTAACTTTTTCTTTGTTGGTCCTGCTGCTTTGGCTGGAGTTGATCCGGATGGTAATGTTAGAATCGATCATCCAGAAAAAGATGAGCTTACTTCAACTGCTGATAAGCTTGGCGCTATTGATGGATTTAACTTCCCATTTGAAGGAAGCGGTGAATTGCCAGAAATCGACATCAAAGTTGATTCAATCGCGATTACAGCTCAAACCAAAAAGCTTAAAGCTAAATGGACACCTGAGTTGGGTCAAGACTTGAATGCATACCACAACTTGGATGCCGAGGTAGAACTTACATCGATTCTTTCAGAACAAATTGCTTTGGAAATCGACCGTGAACTTCTTGCGGATCTTGTAAATGGTGCTACTGCTGCAACATATTACTGGTCTCGTTCACCTGGTCTTTTCGTTAATCGTTCAACTGGTGCTGAGCTTGGTGCTACATCTGCTGCTCCTGACTTCACAGGAACTGTTTCAGAATGGTACGAAACTCTTATCGAAACCATCAATGACGTTTCTGCACAAATCCACTTGAAAACACTTCGTGGTGGAGCTAACTACATCGTTTGTGGTCCTGAAGTTGCTAACATTCTTGAGTTCACCTCTGGATTCCGCGCTAATGTAACTGCTGATGCTGACAAAGGTCAAATCGGTGCTGTTAAAGCTGGTTCTCTTTCTCGTAAGTTTGACGTAATCGTTGACCCTTACTTCCCAAGAAATGCTATTCTTGTTGGACGTAAAGGTGGCTCATTCCTTGAGTCTGGATACGTTTATGCTCCTTACGTTCCACTACAAACAACACCTACAATCTTCGGTGTCGAAGACTTTGTGCCACGTAAAGGCGTAATGACTCGATACGGTAAGAAGATGGTTCGTCCTGATATGTACGGTCTTGTTATCGTTCGTGGTCTTCTTGGAGAGGAAGGTTCTTAATCTTAGATTCTGAATCTAGCTTTTCAAAAAATTCCCTCAAACTTTGGTTTGGGGGTTTTTTCTTTTTGGAGAAACTACTTATTATGAACAGGTCGTTAAGGACCTCAACTTTTTTTAATTAAGGAGATTATATTATGGCTAAAGTTGGAAGAGCTGCTCGTGTTGCGAGTAGACAAAGAACAGAAAAGATTTCTGATTCTGCAAAATCAATTCAGAGTGCAGAAACTGGTGAATTATATATCATTAATAATGCAGCACCCGGAGTTTTAACTTTGCCGGCTGCTCAAGATGGCGCTTATTTTAAAATTGTCTGGGCATTACATACTACCGGTGATGTTGTAATTTTAGCACAGTCAGGTGATTATTTGATAGGCTCTATTGTTCATTTGTTAAATGGAGCATCAGTCGAAACCACTGAGGCGGTTGTTGGTGATACAGAAATTAGAGTAACACTTGCAAAAGGTGCTAGTGGGACAAATTCTGCAAAAGCCGGCTCACAGATTGAGTGCTTTTCAGATGGTACTTACTGGTACATCACTGGACACATTATCGCGCAACATGCTGACAATGCAGCAACATTTGCTACTTCATAATAGGTGATCTATGGGACGTAAAGCAAAAAGAGCTAAAGTACTCGTACGAAAGATGCGAATCACAGGACAAGAAATTGATCCTGTGGTTGCACGTCGTTGCGGTGTAGAAAAGCAAAACCAAAAACTCATTGACGCTCGACTTGAAAAAGAAACAGAAGAAAAGCGAATAGCAGAAGAAGCAGAACGCAAAAAGCGTGAAGCCGAAGAAGCAAAGCGAAAGGCAGAGGAGGAAGCCAAACGCAAAGCCGAAGAGGAAAAGAAAAAAGCTGAAGCTGCTAAAAAGAAAGCTGCTGCTGAGAAAAAGAAAGCCGAAGCCAAAAAACAATCTCCCGAAGAATAAAAATTTAACATATGTTAGTCCTCCGCTCTCGCCCCTTGCCTCTCCAATTGCTTGGGGCTTTTCTTTATCCTAAAACTATTTACTTCGAACGGAGGTTTTATGTATGTCATTACCAACTTTAACACCAACTTCAACACAATCGGCAATTGTTCTTCCGGTAACAGGAACTTACTCCAAAGTTGCTGATGCTTGTCCTTTAGGTATATACACAGGATCAGTAGAATTTATAACAGGAGCAGTAAAACAAGTCAAATTTACTTATAAAAGACTTGGAGGTGATGTTCTTGATATTGAATTAACAGAACAAAATGTTTATGCCAATTATGAAGAAGCAGTTCTTGAGTACTCTTATATAATAAATCAACATCAAGCAAAAAATGCTTTAGGTCCAGCTCTTGGATCTCCAACAGCCTCTTTTGATCACAAAGGCGAAACAACAGCAGGAGCAGATGGTGCTTCTCTCAAATACCCAAAGTTCACCTTTGACTATGCTTTTAAAATGGGTGATAAATTTGCTACTGAAGCAGGTGTTGGAGGAACAGAACCAATCTATTCAGCTTCTATCTCAACTGTTTCTGGACAACAAGATTATGACCTTCAAGATCTTGTTTATTCTGCATCTTTAGAATCAGGCTCACCATTCTCTGGTTCTGTTGGGAACAAAAGAATCAAGATAAGAAAAATGTATTATATTTCTCCTCAACAAATGTGGAGGTTTTATGGTTATTATGGTGGTCTTAATGTTGTTGGAAACTTTCATAATTATGGTCAATATGCTGATGATTCTTCATTTCAAGTAATTCCGGCATGGCAAAATAAACTTCAAGCAATTTCTTATGAAGATCATCTTTACACAAGAACCTCGCATTATTCATATGAAATTATTGATAATAAATTAAGATTGTATCCAATACCTTCCACTGTTTCACCGGAGAAGTTTTGGTTTAGATTCACAATTGATGGGAATTCAAGCCCATTTACAGACGATACAAATGTTGGACAAGATGGCGTGAACAATATGAATACTTTGCCGTTCCAAAACATACCCTATGAGTCTATCAACTCAATGGGTAAGCAATGGATAAGGCGATTTGCTTTGGCGCTCTCAAAAGAGACCCTCGGCCAAATAAGAGGCAAATTTGGAGGTAACATACCAATACCGGGAGACAATATAACTCTCAATGCTTCCGATCTATTGAGTCAAGCTAAAGAAGAACAAGACAAGTTAAAAGAAGAGTTAAGAAAAATACTTGAAGAGACAACATATGATAAACTTATTGAAACAGATAAGAACATGGTTGAGAATCAAAACTCTATTGTACAGAAAGCACCTCTCGGAATCTTTGTAGGATAAAATAAATGTCAGATGATAAATGGTCAAAATTAGATGCTCCGCCTCCTCCAATGTTTCTTGGAGAGAAAGAGAAAAACCTTGTAAAGCAAGTCAACGATGAAATCATCGAGAGAGTTGTTGGCCAACAAATCTTATATTTTCCAATTGATATTGAACATACGAACTATCATCCTCTTTATGGTGAAGCCATAGAGAAAACCTTTCTTCCTCCTGTTAGAGTATTTGCAAGAGTTGAATATGGTGGTGTTGAAACAAATGTCATTGACAATATTGGTTTAGACAAAAAAACCACTTTAAAGGTCATGTTTCATAAAAGAAGATTAACAGAAGATCAAAATCTTTTTGTAAGAGAAGGAGATTTTGTTAGATATGGTTCAATTTTTTATGAAATTGTAAAGACAAATGAACCAAAACACCTATTCGGCCAAGCCGACACTCAATTTGAGATTATTGCTGATTGTATAAGAGCAAGAGATGGCGTATTTAATGCGGAGTAAACAATGACAACAAAAAATATTGAATTTAAAGCTTCAACAATCGAAACAATTGATACAAGCATTTATGAATGGGTTGAAAATACTTTAGATCTTCATACAACAACAAACAAAGGATTATTCAAAGTACCAGTATTGTGGCTTGGAACTGAAAGAACCTGGCAAATCAAGAATGATCAAACAATTAGAGATAAAGTTGGTAAATTAATCTTGCCTTTAATTACTGTTAATCGTGATTCAATCACAAAAGATCCTTCATTTAAAGGATCATTTCAAGCAAATCTATTTGAACAACAAGATTATAAAGGTGGAGCAACACCTGTTGATTCTAATATTAATCAGGATAAAACTCAAAACTTCCAAAATTCAATAAGAACAAGAAACACAAATAACCAACAACAAACAGGAAAAGTAAAAGATAATAATCAGATAATCTATAATACCTACAATGCTCCTATCCCTGTTTATGTTAACACGACATACTCTATAACACTAAGAACAGAATATCAACAGCAAATGAATGATCTTATGCAACCATTTATTACAACAACAGGGCAAATTAATTCTTTTTTATTGAAAAGAGATGGGCACAGATACGAAGCTTTTATTCAACAAGATTATTCTATGAATAATAATACAACAAATATTGGTGAAGATGAAAGAATGTTTGAAACAAAAGTTCAAATTAAAGTACTTGGATATTTAGTTGGAGAAGGTTTTAATAGAACTCGACCAACTCTTTCTAGAAGAGAAAATCAAGTAAAAATAAGAATAACTGATGAAAGATCTATTGTTGGTGATAAAGTTCCATGGAAAAAGAAAGATAATGACTATAGAGATTAAGCGTTTCAGTTTTTTCACAACTACTTATTAGAGAAAAAAGTTTATTTAAGGAGAATTTAAATGCCTACAAGATTTGATTTTATATCACCAGGAATCCAACTTAATGAAGTTGATGAATCCCAAATACCATCAGTTGTATCTGATGATACCGGCCCAGTTATTATTGGACGCTCTCTTTCAGGTCCTGCTATGAAGCCAATCAAAGTTAAAAATCTTCAAGATTTTAACGAAATATTTGGTTTGGGAATTTCTGGAAAAGGAAATAAGAACAACGATGTCTGGAGAGATGGTAACACTCTTGGGCCAACTTATGCTGTTTATGCTGCTCAAGCTCATTTAGCTTCAGAAACAACTCCTGTTACATTTTTAAGACTATTAGGAGAGAAATCTGCTGATGCTACAACAGATGCTCAATATGCTGGTTGGAATATTGCTAATTCTTCAAATCCTTCTTCTACAATTGCCAACAATAAATCAGCTTATGGATTGTTTATTTTACCTTCAGCTTCTCATGATTCAAATGCTACTGGTTCTCTAGCGGCTATTTTCTATGTTAACGGTGGATCGGTTCAATTATCAGGAACTATCGCTGGTGATGGCGTAACAGACACTACATCTTCTGTTGGTACTTTGATTAAATCCGTAGGTACTTCAGCAAATCGATTCACAATTGAAGTAAGAGATGCTAGTGATGAAGAAGTTACAAAAAAGACTATTGATTTCACACCAGGTTCTTCGAAATACATTAGAAACCAGTTTAATACTAACCCTCAATTACTTGAGGCAAACAAAAATTTTGGATTAACAAACAAAAACTATTTTCTTGGTGAAACATTTGAACAATCTGTTCATGAATATGGTGGAACTTCAACAACAGCTGGTGCTCAATTAGGTATTATCTTGGCTCTTGATTCTGGTTCTTTAAATTATGGAGATCATAAAAAAGATATGTTACCAGCAAAAACAGGTTGGTTCTTAAACAGAAAATCTGAAGATAATACAGATGGAGAAAAACTATTCCGTCTTGTTTCTCTTCATGAAGGTGAATGGTTGCAAGCTGGGTATCAAGTTGCTATCAAAGACTTAACACTTGGAAATGATGTTGAACCAAATTCAACATTTACACTTGAAATACAAGATAAGCACGGAAATGCAGTTGAGCAATTCTCAGGTCTTAATTTAGATCCTTCATCAGAAAAATATATTGCAAAAGCAATTGGTGACCAATATCTTTCTTGGGATGCAACAAACACAAAATACAATGTTCGAGGAGAATACACAAACAAATCAAATTATGTTTATGTTGAAATGGCATCTGCTGTTACTTCTCAGCAATTAGAAGACGCTCATGCTCTTCCTGTTGGATGTCTTGGTCCTTTAAGACCAAAAGGATTTTCAATTGTAAGTGGTTCACAAGTTGTTGCTAAAGCTGTTACTCCTTTATCTGGTAACACAGCATATGCTCACGCATCAGTTGTGGCTAATGCTAATGTGCCTCATGCTGGTGGAGATGCTAATATTTTTGCTAATGTTCCTGAAGCATTCTCAGGTTCTTTTGTGTTCCCATCTTTAAGACTCACAGTAGAAAACGCCAATTCAAATGGAAAGAACTTTGCAAAAACAGATTTCCAAGGTGTTCGTCACCATAGAGCGACAGCAACAACAAGAGACGACTCTTTCATTGATTTGGTAAGAGTTCTTCCCGGCAATGCAACACTTAATTTAAATCATCACTTGGGCGAAAATGAATCACTTCCTGCTTCTCATGAGTATTCTTATATATTCTCTCTTGATGATGTTGTACAAAGCAATACCAATTCAAATGAATATTATTACGAATCAGGTTCTTATGATGCTGGTACTTCTTATTCAAAAGCTCAAGGTTCAATTAAAAACCTTTTCCAAGACAAAGTTCGTCAATTTAGAGTCCCTTTCTTTGGAGGACATGATGGATTAGATCTTAAAGAAGTTGAGCCATTCTCAAATAAAAACTTGACAGATAAAACAAGACAAGAATCTTATGCTTATAATTCTATTTTCAAAGCTCTTGAGTCAGTTCAAGATCCCGAGGTCGTTGAATATAATGTTCTTGCAATCCCAGGTATCACACACACAGATGTTACTGATGAGGTTTTAAGAGTTGCAGCTGAAAGAAAAGATCACTTGGCTATTATCGATATCGAAGGCGGTTACAAGCCTGCTTATGAATCTAATGGTTCTGTTACCACTGGTGGTATCAATGGAACAATTACTTCTCTTGAAGGAAGAAAATTGAATACATCTTATGCAGCTGCTTATTATCCCTGGGTACGTTTAAGAGATAGAATAGGCGGCCAAAATGACGTATTGTACGTGCCTCCATCGGTTGCTGCAATTGGTGCCCTAGCTAAGTCTGACAAAGCTTCAGATTTATGGTTTGCACCCGCAGGATTCAATCGTGGTGGTATCAACGAACTTGGTGGATCTCAAGGTCCAATTATAACAGGAACTTGGGAGCACTTAACAAAAGATGATCGCGACGACTTGTATCAAAACAATATCAATCCAATTGCAAGATTTCCTTCAATGGATCAAATTGTAATCTTTGGACAAAAGACACTTCAACAAACAGATTCTGCTCTTAACAGAATTAATGTTAGAAGATTGTTGATTTTCCTTAAATACAGAATTGGACTTATCGCTGATACTATTTTGTTTGATCAAAATGTAAGCACCACTTGGAATCGTTTTAAGTCAAGAGCAGAAAGAGAATTGGTTGATGTTCAAAATAGATTGGGAATATCTGAGTTTAAATTAGTTCTTGATGAAAAAACAACAACACAAGACTTGGTAGATAGAAACATCATGTATGCTAAGATATTTATCAAGCCTACGAGATCAATAGAGTTTATTGCAGTTGACTTTATTATCTCAAGATCTGGTGTAGAATTCTAATCTACACCACTATTTAATAATAGAATTTACAGGAGAAATAAATTATGACATTTTGGAGTTCACCAGCCGCTGATCCTAAAAGAAAATATAGATTTTTGGTTAGACTTTTCAATCAAGAAATAGCTTGGTACGTTAAATCTGTTACAGCACCATCTTATGAAATCACATCAATTGAACACGCTTTTTCAGATCACGTATTCAATTTTCCCGGAAAAATCAAATGGTCTGATGTTGAAGTAACTCTTGTTGACCCAGCTGGTGATAATGATGTTGTTCACAAGACACTTTCTTTGATCCAAGCAGCAGGATATGAAATTCCAAAATTTGGTGAATTGGATAATGCATTTAAAACATTTACTAAAGCTTCTCTTGTTGGAAACAATGGAGAACTTTCAATTGAAACACAAGACGCTGAGGGAAATACTGTTGAAAAGTGGACACTTCACAATGCTTTCATTACAAACGTAAAGTTTGGAGATTTTGATTATAGTTCAGAAGATATGAGAGAAATTTCATTGTCATTTAAATACGATTGGGCATCTTGCGAATTTAAAAACGGTGCGAAAGCGGGTAGTGATTTCTTCACTAATGGATAACACAGAGGTTTAAATGTCTTTTTGGACAAGTCCGGATATGAAAATATTGCCAAAGTTTAGGTTTTCCTTGAACTTTGGCGGTATTATTTGGTGGGTAAAGACAGCACAATTTCCAAAATTATCACAAGAGAAGCAAGAAATTCAAACAGGATTTGGCGGTAACGCAGTATACAAGCCAGGACCGACTAAGTGGCAGCCAATAACAGTTACATTTGCTGATGTTATGATTCCACAAACAACAGATATAACAACAAGAGATATGTCTACACAAATGTTTTGGTTTGGGATGGCTAATATTCTCGACGACCACCAACAAAAATCTGGACTTTTAATTTCTCGAGGAAATGGTGTTTATAATGAAGGCTTTGTTGAAACGTGGTTGGATGGCGTTCTTATCCAATCTGGTGGAAAATTAAATAAAATTGAAATCGAAAGACATTATCAAAAAGAATATGATGCTAATGAGAAGTGGATTATAGAAAATATCTTGATATCTGAAATTGATTTTGGTGGTGGAGATTACAGCTCTGATGAATTAAATGAAATTTCAATTACTTTTTCATATGACATTGCAAGACCAGAGACAACTGATGAAGCGTCTCCATTTTTCCAAACTGGTGAAGCAAGCACAGGATTACAACTAGAAAAGAAAGAAAAAATTAGAAATAGAGTTAATCAAAGACAACCAAAAAACCAACCAAAACATCAAGCTAGCTTAGAATAGGAGTAAAAATGAGCAGAAACAACAATGATAGAATCGGGCCTCCGGTTGAGCCCGCACAACAGCCAACCGAAAACCCATTATTAAACTTTGTTAAGCCGACATTATTTGTCGATCTTCCTTCAAAAGGAAAAGGATATCCCGAAGGTCATCCTTTGAAAGATCAAGAAGTAATTGAAGTTTTTCAAATGACAGCAAAAGACGAAGATATTTTAACATCTGAATCTTTAATAAAGAAAGGAATTGTACTTGATCGTTTTATCCAAAATATCTTGGTGGACAAATCAATTCAACTTGATTCTATTTTGATTGGAGACAAAAACGCTATTCTTATAGACTCAAGAATAACAGGATACGGTCCAGACTATAATACAGAAATTGTATGTCCTTCTTGTTTCACTAAAAATCAAGTAACATATGATTTAAACGATAAATCAATTCATTATGGATCTTCTTTGGAACCAAACGAAAAAGGTCTTTATGAATTAAAATTGCCACAATCTGGTGTTACTCTAGAAATTAAACAATTAACCTCAAAAGAAGAGCGTTTAATTGTGGAAAGAATGACAGATTCTAAAAAGAAGAAAAAAGATGAATCAACAGTAACAGACCAATACAAACTAATGGTTGTTTCTGCCAATGGTGTCCAAGATAAAGGAATGGTTAATCAATTTATTGAACTTATGCCTCTTAAAGATTCTTTAACTCTTAAAAAGTTTTACAAAGAAATCTCTCCAAATGTTGAGTTGAAATTTGACTTTGCATGCAAATCTTGTGGTTATGAACAAGAATTGGAGGTGCCGCTTGGAGCGGAGTTTTTTTGGCCTAAACAATGAATATTCTAAACAATTGTATGAACAAATATTTCTTATGAAACATTATGGCGGTTGGTCTTTT